CTATCGAACTGTCGGATCACGGTGGTGAAATGCGATCTTCTTCACAGGGCAGAGACTGCACTGTTGGATTTCTTCGGTTGCGAGGAATGTGCGAACCTGCTCGTCAGTTGCGGTTGGCGGACAGGCCTGGTAGTCGCGGAAGAGTTGCCAGGCGGGCTCATCGTCGAGCTTGAGCTTGCTGGACATGATGCCGTGGAACGCCAACGCGGGGCATTTCCACAGGCAGGATGTGTAAAGCTGGGTACACGAACGCTGGAGGCAGATATTCCAAGCGGATCTGGGGTCGCTGTCAAATGGCATCGGGTTGCCATCGACCACGCGGTATTGCTGTCGCCAACCGCGGTGTGATTTGCGAATCTTGATTTGCAGGCCTGGATTGGCTTCACGCCACTGTCGAATCTGTCGGCGGACTTCTCGGAATCGCTTCATGTATTCCGGCGCGCGGCCATGCTGCGATACGTCCATCCGGAAACGATTCTTGATCAAGACCTGGGGTAAGCTCGGATGACGATCGAGGAAGAAGCCGTTTGTCACCAACAGCCCTTCGGCATTCGGAAAAGCCTTTCGGGCCATCTCAATGATCTGCACCAGGCTTGGGTTGAGTGTCGGCTCCCCACCGAGGATTGCCAGACGCCTTGGCGCGAGCCGCCCCGACCATGCATCGAAGTTCGCTTTTGCCTCTTCGACGCTAACGATTCCACCGGCATGGAAGTTGGAATAGTGCGAGCACTGCGAACAGTAGAGGTTGCAAGCGTGCGCCGCATGAAACTCGAGGTTTTCCAGTTCAATCATACGTAAGTATCCGTATCACCTGAACCTTCGCTGGCCCACTCGCCGCTGCCGATCGGAGGCGCAGGTGGCCTTACATTGTGCCCAGGATGCCCCGGTGGCAGGTTGTCTGGCCAGCGGTAACCGGGCGGCAGATAGTACGGGTGATCGTGCGGAAGTCGCGGCCAGGTTGTGTTGGGCAGCGGTGGCGGAACAATGACGTCCGCTGGCTCCTCCTGTTTCGGAGGCCAATCCCAATCGTCGGGCCACCAGGCAGGACGTGGTTCGCCGCTTGAACTCGACGAAGCATCGCTGGGCTCGTAGGGTGGTTGCTCCGCGGGCGGATCAAACGGCGGCGGTGGCCAGTGCGGCGGCCGCTCCTCGAATGGGCCAAACTGACTGGTCGGCATCGTCATCATTCACGCTCAATTGAGAATGGGGATTAAGAAATCGAAAACTAGCTCCAGAGCACCTTGTTCAGGTTGTGCTTTTGCAGCGCTGCTTTCAGGAACTGTGGCCGGCGGCGAACGTAGCCTGGTGGATCGACGTGTTCATGCGGAAACACGTGATCCAGCGCGACGCCGACCTTCACACCGGCAATCTTCGCGCGCCAGAAGAAGTCCCAGTGTTCTTCAACCTTGAGATCTTCGTCCCAGCGAATCGCCTGCAAGATGTCGCGATAGGCGACGAAGCAATTGCAAACGAACGCGCACTCGGCGACATTGCCCACACGGCGGTATTGGCCAAGCGGGATGCGAAGTTCTCGGCCGCTGGATTTGAGCAATCGTGGTGCGCCATCGGCGTGAGCGCGACCAGGCTTCTGGCTCAGGCCGGCAAGGATGTCTAAACGGCTGGCCTCAAGTTTGCCGACCAGATCGGCAAGCCTTGTCTGGGGGCCAACGCGATGATCGTCGTCTGTGAAAACGACGACGGGTGTATCGGCCGCTTCTAAAAGACGATTGCGTCCAGCAGACAGACCAATGTCGTATTCGGTCTCGATGATTTGATCGACCATTGATGCCGCATCGGGGCATACCTTTGAGAATCGCAGTGCTGGCCGGCCGTCATCGAGCACGTAGATCTGCGGTCGATCATCGCCGCAGTGCTCGTGAATGCTTCGGACCAGTGCTTCGCAGCAATGAGGTCGATGGATCGTCTTGATGCAAAAGGTGGTGGTAGACCTGAGGCGTGAGGCTTGAGGCCTGAGGTTGGATGGTGGTTGAGGGACGTTACTGTTCATTTTCAAAATCCTCTTCTAAGATCGGTTTCCTTATCGGGGCATGTATGCGTCTTCACTCACGCCTCACGCCTCACGCCTCAAGCCTCATGCCTGCACAATCGCTCCACCTGGATAACGCATGGATTCGAAGCCGTGTTTGCGAAGTCCGATCCTGCGGAAATTCGGCCTGCCTCGCAGTACTCCGTAGGGTTTCGCTCCCACATGGTCATGAACGACCGAGCAGTCGAGCGACACGGCGATCTGTAAATGCTCGATGTGTGAGGCGCGATAGAAGAACTCCCAGTGCTCGTAGGTTTTGATTTCGTCATCCCAGCGAACGCGAGCGATCGTGTCGCGCCGCGCTAGGAACGCATTGCTGACCATGTCACACCAACACGTCTCGCCGATCCGTTTGTATTCGCCTCGATGCATCCAGATCCGGCGACCATCCATCAGCGGGCTGAAGAGCATCGGCCGGCCGCCATCACCCTGGCGGACGGCCAAAATGTCGAGTTCGTATTCGACGAATCGCTGATAGACTCGATCGAGGTGCAAGTCGGGTGTCACAATCTGATCATCATCGAGCAGAAAGATGAACTCGGTTTCTGCTGCGTCGATCGCGGTATTGCGGCCCACACCGACTCCCACATCGTGTTGATCAAGGTCGATCACTTTGCAGTGTTTGGCGGTCTCGGGATACTTGAGTGAGAACCGGTATTCTGGTAATCCATCGTCGACAACCACAATCTTGGGCTCGCCAAGTTCCTTTCGGAGCGACTGCACCAGTCGATGGCAGGCCCACGGGCGATGAATGGTTTTGATGCAGAACGTTATGTCTTGCAGAGAAGGCCCGAGGCGTGAGGCTTGAGGCGTGAGGTTGTTATCATTGAAGGGTTCCATCATCAATCCTTCGAGTGAGGCAAATATGCGAGACCATCGAAAACTGCGGGCGTTTGAATTAGCGGATGATTTGGTGATTGCGATCTATCGGGCAACAAAGTCTTTTCCTAAAGAAGAGATTTTTGGTTTAACGTCACAGTTGAGACGCGCGGCCGTCTCGATTGCCTCCAACATCGTAGAAGGCAGCGCAAGGAACTCGCTTGCGGACTACATTCGCTTTCTTGATATTGCGTTTGCGTCCACTCGTGAGGTCGAGTACCAAATCTCGATCGCAAGTCGCCTGGGTTATCTCGATTCATCGTCCGCATCATCGCTACAGCAGAAAGCCGAAGAAACTGCAAAGGTAATGGCCGGGCTATTGCGATCGCTTCGTTCCAGCGAATGACTCAGGCCTCAAGCCTCACGTTTCAAGCCTCCTACCCGAACCTCCGGAGTTGAGGATTGACGTGAGCGATCGCGGAATCGATCTCTTCCGCAGTTGGATCGATGCCCAAGAATGCGATCAGCGAGTGGATTTCGGTCTCGGGATCATCAGTCAAATTGGCGAAGTCAATCCGATGAACGGGCACATCGGGGTGCTGTTGAATGAACGATTCCCGATGATCGAGGAGCGACCGCTGAAGCGCCTCACATGAGCCATCACCGGCCGCGAACCATTGGCCAGGGTGCCGCTTGCTGCGGTCCTGAAGCGAGCGGATCGACGCTTCGATCGGACGATCGACGGCGATGATGCGTAGCGAGTTACCGAGCGCGTCGTACAAATGGCCGGCGAAACGGCACAGATGCGGGTATTTTCCGCCAGCAACGGTTCGATCACGAATCGCTTCGGCTTTGCGGGCAACGATCCAGGCCTTGAGTTGCTTGGTAAGTTGACCATCAGCGAGCTTCGGATCGGTTGCCGGGAAACGCATCGCCTTTTCACAGAGCTGGGCCAGTCCGATCGCTTCACCTCCTCCGGTTGCTTCATAGCCACCGAGTTCATTGCCCATGTGAACACCGAGATGATGCATGACCATTGCCACGCAACTGGTGCCACTGCGATGCGGCCCGAGCACCGCGAAGAACGGTGCGTCGCTGTGATCCGCGTTCTTGGCATCATTGAAGAATCTGGTCTGCGTCCACTTGCGACCGCAGATGTTCGATTTGGTGGGCAGTTGGCCGACAAGCCAACGATCGGGCGTGTAGACAGGAATCGATTCCTTCTCAACGTTCTTGCCTTGAACCAGCGCCTCGTATCTTCGCTGGGTCAAGCGGCCCAGATGGTGATCGATGTGATGCTTCAGGTGCCAATCATTCCAGTTCAAGTGACGATAGATCGCCTTCATCGTCGCGCGACCACGCACCATGAATGCGTGTGTGCGATTGACGTTGTAAGGTCGGTAAACGTGATCGCTGATCCGCTTCGGCGGATGCTTGGCGGCGTACAAATGCTGGCCACCGAGGTACGCTAGGCCCCAGTCTTCCGGCAGTTCACGGACGTAGGCATCGAGTTTCTCAACAAAGTCTTGGACGAATCCGGCGTCATCTTCGAAGACCACATAAGAGTCGATCCCTTCAAGCAGACACTTCTCGAGGATCAGTAAGTGCGAGCGGTAGCAGCCCCAAGCGCCATTGCCGGCACGCCATTGTTCGGGCGTTGATAGTTTGCGTCCATCGATGGCGGCGAAGCGTTCGACCTCTGGGAATGGCCAAGGCTGTGGCAATTGCTGCATCCACTCGCGGAGTCGATCGTCGCGCCGATCAAGGTTCATCAGGAAGCAACGTTCAACGATGCTGCCTTTGAAGCGACTAGTTTCGAGCTTTTGGATTTCGTATGGATTCGTGATCATCGTTTTTGGTACAATCATGAGTTGTGATGTTTTCAGAGCAACGGGAAGTGCATGCATGCCTAACGAGAGCCATATCCTGCCGAATGTCAGTGTCGCTGGCCTGACAGCACTCGCCGGTGCTGTGCTGGCTCCCAAAATGCATGCTAAGTTGGACGATTTACTTGCACGCAATGCGGACGGGGCGCTCTCCGCTGAGGAAGCGGAAGAGCTGGATGCGATCATCGAACAAATTGATGAACTAAATCTCTTGAAAGCTCGCGCGGAGTACACTCTCCGCCAGCAAGATCAGAAGAACGGCCTGTGAGCCGATATCTTTCCGTTGAACTAAGGCGGCGGGTTCGAGCGCGTTTGAAGGCTGCTATGCCTACTGCAAAACTGCGGAATCCTTGACCGTCGTTACGTTCGAGGTCGAACATATCATTCCAGTTTCGCGTCATATCATTCCAGTTTCGCGTGATGGACGGTCGAGTTTTGAGAATCTCTGCCTCGCTTGTCCGGCGTGCAATCGTTTTAAATCCGACCGAACCCATGGAAAATTGACTGATGGAACCGAGGTTCAGCTTTTCAACCCACAATAAGACAACAGGGATGATCATTTCGATTGGACCGTTGATGGGACCGTTATCGTCGGACTGACCGAACGAGGAAAAGCTACCGTCAATTTGCTCCGAATGAATCGCAACCAAATCGTCAATGTTCGATTGCTTTGGGTTGCAGCTGGGCGACACCCGCCTAGTTGACGTCGTCGGGCTCGGGAGCGCCGTCGGGGAATTTGCGTTCAAACCGACGGATGGCGGTGAGTACGAGAGACTTGGCGATGGTTCTTGTAAACTTTCCATGGGGCAATCCTCTTAATTGGGCTTCTTCCAAGAGCCACTCAATGATGGTGTCGAGATTCTTACGGCATCCTTCCACGCCCCAATCATTCATGGTCTCGGCGCGGGTTTCACACTTGCACGTGTCGCTCGGCCTAGCGAACCAGGCGAGCATTTTGCGAAGTTCGCTGCCTGGGCCAGGCTTGTAAGCGGCGATCCGCAGCGTTGTCGGTTCTTCCTGGTCGGGCAGGTAGCTTTGCAGCAGAGTTTTGAGCTCATCGACGTTCTGATTGCGGCGACGTTTATTGACGATGGCCATGCCGATCGTCACGAGATTGACAGCCTGTGGGTTGGCACACTCCGAGCAAGCGAGGCAACCGGTCGACGACGCCTGCACGGCGCAATCGGCTAAGTGACTGGCGACCTGGCAGCGGTTGTCGTTGGTAAGATTCGGACAGTGAATCATGCTGCGTTCCCTGGTGGAAACGGCAAGCGATGTCGCAATCGGCCGATGTGTGGGAAGCTGTAACGGTCAGCGAGCAATTCCAGCGACCTGCGATTTTCGGCTTGGGTCCAACGCGTCGGATGGCAATGATGATAGAACAGCCGATCGGCGAGATAAGTTGCTCGGATTTGGCGTTTGAGGAAGTGAAGAGGCAGCCAGTAGTCCCAGCCAGGCTTGCCGATTAAGAACCAATCGAGTTTGGGTAGGTTCGCCGTGATTTGGGGTGTGAGATAAAACACATCAAAGCCCCAGCGTTCTCGTCTTACCTGCCCCTTACGCACATTGTTACGGATTCCGACAATCGCATGATCACCGAGAATCTGGCTCGTCAAATCTTCCTGTTCACCCGTGATAATGATGTCGGAATTGATGAGTAGAATCGGTTGGTTTAGGATGTTCGCGACTCGTGCAAGATCCCAGATTCGTTGTCTGCCATTGGCTTGCGGATCTCCTGGTGATTCGATCCACTGCGAAACAATCGGGTAAAGGACACGAAGCCGGGACACTTCGAGACTGGTGTTGACCGAGACGATCGTAAGACCGAATCGCTGCCAGGATTTGAGCGCGCGTAATTGACGCTTTAGGTCGCGCGGTTGCGGAGACAACGAGGTAACCGCAACGAAATCGGTAATCGGCTCGTAGATTCCTGGCTGGGCGACTGGACGATAAACGGCGGGTTGCGCCAGATCGAAGTTGATCATGCTGCCACCTCCACGACTTCACCGTCGTAGCCGCCAGATCCACCAGGAGGCTCGCCGGCCTCGGGACAATCTGAATCCAGCAATTGCCAACCACAAGACCAGATCCATGTTGTGTGACATGGTTCGCTGGTGCTGCTTTCTGAGATCGGAGGTTCGCTCGGCAGTTCGCTGTCGGAGTGGCTTACGCTCGGGCGATCGGACTCGCTTGTTGATGGGATCTGCGAGTCGCTGACGGAGGGAGTTTGTGAGTCACTGACGGATGGATGTTGTGAGTCACTGGTTGATGGCGATGAGTCGCTGGCGGATCCGCTGCCGGAGACGCTTTGCGAGCCACTAACTGAGCCGCTTGACGAGTGGCTCGTTGGCCAAGGAACGCTATAGCTCCGGCTGTCGCTATCGCTTGGGCGTTCGCTGTCGGAGCGACTTTCGGACTCATCGCTGCTGGACGGTTCACTGGCGGAACTACGCGACTCGCCTTCTGAGTCGCTTCGACTAACGCTTGATTCACTGTCGCTGATACTCGAACCGCTGCCGCTTGAGCCGTGTGAGACCGATGCATTCGAATCCGAGTAGCTCGGTAGCGATCGACTGTCACTGCTTGGCGAGGTGGACTCCGATTGACTTTCACTCGATTCGCTTGCGCTGGCCGATATTGAATAAGATTCACTGCCCCGCGAGGATTCCGATTGCGAATCGCTGGAATCAGACCGGCTTGAAAACGTACCGCTTGAACTCGATTCGATCGACTCACTGGAGTGACTCGATGCGGAGCTTGACTGGCTCGATGATTGGCTGTTGAAGAACGACGGCAGACTTGTAGAAACTGATCGACTCGAATCACTCGATGGCGAGGAACCGGAACTCGATGATTGACTCGATTGCGAGGAACTGGACTGGGAAAGGCTCGAAGCCGACGAGCTTGAAAGACTCGACGCCATTGAACCCGAACTTGAATCCGAAGCGGATGTCGATGAGTCGCTGGACGAACTGATTGAACTGATCGAACTGCCGGATGACCCGCTGCTGGACGAACTCGACGATAGGCTGCTGGAAGAACTCGATGAAAGACTCGAACTGCCCGAGCTGCTGCTTGAACTACTTGAAATGCTGCTATGACTACTTGATGAGGACGAACTCGATGAAACGCTATCCGAACTGGAACTGCTGCTGCCATCGCAACAGCGGCAACCGATCGTGAGATACGCGCTGGTATCCTCATGGAAGTGACAAACGATCTGTTGGCTCGCAAGCAGCGCGTAGTCACAGACGTTGTAGACCTCGACCTTCACACCGGCCGGAGACCATGCCCCGCCCGTAAACCGCAATTCACGCGCCATGCCCCATGACTTCGCCTTAATCCGGCTGACTGGCTTGCACAGTAAGGTTTGCTTGGGCGGATCGATGATCCACGATCGGTTACCATCATAGGTAACATTCAAATACTGACCGTCGACGTCATCTCCGACCGGCCCTCGAATCCGCTGGGCACTGGGATTCCGCACGGTGACCCGAACCAGGTGGTTGTCCGGATCGACGACTGGCTGGATCTCACCGGCATCGTCTAAACGATACAGGTCACAGTTGGCGGATCCGGTGGCGATCCCTGAGCGGCCTGGAATGCCGCCACTGGGCACCTTCACCAGGAATGCCGGATCGGCCGGTTTGCCGACGCGCACCACGGCCCATTGTTCACCGAGCTGATTCCGATCGCTTCGCCATAGGATTTGTGCCGATCCATTCGGTTTCGATTGCAGGCTCAAGCCACCGGAATCGGCAACGTCGGCGTACTGGTGCCAGGTTTCCTGCACGAGAACCCTGGCAGCCACCACGCCGGCGAAGACAACACGCCCGACCTTATCCTGGGCAATCGGCTCGATGGCCACGCCGAAGAGTCCCGAGTGCGTGCTCGCGTTGGGCTCGATCGACTGAATCGTAGCGTCGCGAACGAATCGAGCGAGCTCGTCGGGCCCCGCGTCAGGATCGCCCAGTGGGGCCTCAAAACCGACGACACCACCGATGGGCACAGTGGCCGAAGATTGGTAGTGAACCCGAACGGTGGCAGCGTCGCGAACGTGGGTGCGGTTTCCTACGCCACCGGCAAGTCGATCGCGAGCAACCGTATCGGCGGCCGCCAGTAGCCGGTTATACTCGGCGGCCGTAATGTTGAGTTGATCGCCAGGCTTTACGCGACGCGCCATCAGCCGATCCCCAGCGCATTAAAGTTCGCTTCGGGATAAACCTGTTCGACGTAAGCCGCCTCAGGCACCTGCAGGACGCGATCGCCAACGACCTCCTCGCCATGTTTTACCCAGAGGTAATCCCAGCCCCGCTTCATAATGCCCGCGATGTTGCCAACCGCGAGGTTCATCTCATTGGGGCGTGCCGCAAAATGGTATGTCACATCGACCCAGTTCTGTTCGTCCTCGCCACCTTCGCCGCCGAGAAATAACGCTTCGCCAGGCGCGAAGATCGACCAGGCGTGTGAGTTGACCCGGCCGGTCATCGCGACCATGGCGAGCAGATAGTTAGTCGAGACAAACTCGAACTTCCGGCGCACCGAGAACTCAAAGGCGGGCACAGTCACATCAACGCCGGCGACTCCCGAATCGCTGACACCGATCGCACCACGATAATTGGGCGCAATCTTGCCGGGTGCCGGATAAATGCCGAGCGTCCGGAGTGATTGATTCAGGTGTGTTGATGCACCTGTGGTATTGAATGAGACGAGATTGAGTTTTGTCTTATTGGTTGAAGCGGTAACCAGTGCATGTTTATCGTTGATGTACTCCCCATCGACCTGCAGGAACGGAATCGAGTTGGGCTGGGTGTTGCGAAAGTGATCAAGCAGTGCGTCGGCGGCATTAGCAGGATCTACTGCTCCACCGTTGGTGGCGACAAAGATAGTTGTGTCGGAGTTGGTCTTACCACGCGTCGCCTTCGCGGAAAGCGCGGCCACTTCGAAGTAGTATCCGTTGCTTGAAAAACCCATCAGCTGAACACAAAGCCTCCCGTGCGTGCGCGTTCGGCAAGCTGCGCGGTGTTCTCAGCCGTTTCGATGATGGCTCGCTTCACATCATCGGAAAGGCTATCACCCGCAAGCTGTGGCATCTGCAACCTCGCCACACTTTGAGACAGCGCGGCATCGAACTTGTCGAGCGTTCTCCCCACTGCGGCGAACGAGGCGATTAGCGATTCAACGTTCGGTGTTTGCTCTGCTTCCTCTGGAAAGAGTGCGTCCGTCAGTTCATCAAGTTCCTCTTGCGACATGTCGCCTGCCTTCACAGTAGGCGACGCATCGGCGGGTGCCACACCCTCTGCCAATTCGATATTTTCCTGCGGCTTATCCGCTGGCGGATCGACCTGTAGTCCGCCGGCATCGACCTCTTCGACCCGTTCCGGCCGCTTTTCAACCTCAAGCACTGGGATGAGTGATGCGCCACTGCCCAATCCCAGACCTCGAGTTTCAAAATCGCCCGAAACCTCCGTCTTTTCAGTTTCAACATCCGGCCCCTGTGAAAACTGGTCGAGTGCATCTTCGGCAGATCGATCCAAACCAAGCTTAAGATCCTTTTTCTTGGGCGGCTTTAGTTTGGGATCCTTGATACCATCGACTGTGATCTCGGGAATTGTCACCTCGCCGGGCATCGGTGCAGCGGGCATCGGAGGAATCGGTGTGCCTGCAGTTGGTGGTTCACTGGCAGCTTCTGGTTCTTGAGGTTTTGCTGCCATGGCGACTTCGACGGCGGCGTCGAACTCGGCCTGTGCGGCTGCGACTTGATCCTTGCGTTCCTGAGCGGAATCATCTGGCGACCGACGGGCCGCTTCACGTGCGATGCGTGCTTCTTCGCGTATCTGCTCAAGCGTTTTCTGAACGCCAGCGGTGGTCTCGTCGATGGTCTGTTGCCTGGAAAGACCAGCGGCTTCATTCTGCTTGAACTGGTCCGCCTGCGAAGCGTCAACCGCCTGGTTCTTTAGATCCGTTTCTTGGTCGATGACCACCATCTCGGCGTCGATGTCGCGTCCGGCGCGAGCCTTGCGTCTGGCTTCAAGCTGCTCTTTGATCCCTGCCTGCATCTGCACGCGATTCGCTTCGATCTGCTGCTTGCGAATCTCGCGCTGTTTCATTCGATTGGCGATCGCTTGGCGTTTCTTATGCTCCTCCGCCTCATCGGCCGTGCGAATCTCCTTGTCGATCTTGGCCATCTCAACTTCAACATTCACGTCATCATCGAACAGCGATTTGAGCTTGATCCAAGCCTTACGCAGAAAGCCGACCGTCGAGTTCCACATCGATTTGACTTGGGCCACGAATACCGACCAAGTGTCGGCCAAGTAATCGATCGTCTCCACCCAGGCGGTCTCCACACCGGCCAGGGCGTTTACAAGCACGCCGCCGATCTGCACCGAAACGTCCCCAGCGATATCCACAAGTTCGTGCAATCGGATGAATCCCTTCTTGAGGAATCCGATGGTATAGTTCCAGCCCTTCTGAACCGCTGAGGTCAGAATGGTCCAGCCATCGGCCATGAAGCCGAGTGTCGCGTTCCAGACGCTCGCCAGACCTGACAGCGAACTGATTAGCACATCGCCAATCGCATAAGCTGAATCACCCCAAACCTCGCTCAGATAACCGGTGAACTCGGCCCATACCCCTTTGAGATAATTGGTCCCTTTGATCCACTGCAGTTTAAGATACGTCCACAGGACATTGGCTGCGGCTGTGATATCGCCAGCGGACAGCGCGTTGGCGATCGCGCCGAAGGCCTTTAATGTGTCGGCTTTCAGCGTTTCGAAGACACCTTTGAGATACTCGATCGCTTGGCCGGCAATGCCGGTTGAATAGATGAAGTAGCCACCGAGGGCAGCAACCGCAGCGACAACTAGACCGAGCGGTGTGAACAACGCGCCGATCAAAGTCACAAGAACGCCAATCGCGGTTCCCACCAGCGAGAACATCGAGGCAAGCCCACCGACAGCGAACGCGGCCACACCGGCGGCGCTGCCAATTCCGATGAATGCCGCTCCCACTGCCACGATCCCTACCACAATCAGTGCGACTTTCTTAACCACTTCCTGGTTCTTGCCGATCCATGCAGTAAGTCCAGAAAGTGCACGCGAGATCGCGTTCATCATTTTGGTCACCGAGAGGTCGAGCGACTCGCCGATGGCAATTGCAACGCCCTCCAGCGAGCTTTTCAGAATTCGAAAAGCACCTCCGATACCTGAATCCATTTCAGCAGCGGTATCAGCAGCGATCCCTCCAGCATTCTGAATCTCGCTCAGCAATTGACGCGTGTCGGTCACCGATTTACCGATGGCGGTCGCGCTGGTAATGCCCAGCAATCCGAACACTTCGTTGAACGCTGCGGCGCGGTCGCCCGTTCCCATATTGGCGGTTGCCGCCGAAACCTCACCCAACACATCGACCAACTTGCGGGCGTTGCCCTGCGCGTCTTTGGTTGTGACGCCAAAAACCTTCTTAAACTTTTCAGAGTCAGCGGCGCTAAGGGTTAGCAAACGCCGCAACGCGGTACCGGCTTCACTCCCTTGAATCCCAAGATTGCCAAGGGTCCCGAGAATCGCCAGCGTCTCCTCGAGGCTCATGTTAGCGCTCGCCGCGACAGGACCGGCGTATTTTAACGCCTCGCCTAGCGATTCCACCGAGTTGAATGACTTGTTGGCGGCTGCGGTCAAACCATCCGAAACACGCACCGCATCGGTGGCCGCCATCGAGAACTGGCGAATCGTGGCCGCCATGATCCCGGAGCTGAGCGTGGCATCGGTCCCTGTGGCTCGTGCCAGATTCATGACCGCCCCCGTCATCTCCTCGATCTGCTTGGGTGAGAAACCCGCGCGACCAAGTTCCGTCATCAACGATGCGACTTCGCTGGCGGAAAGGCTGGTCGTGGCCCCCAGCAATTTCGCCTTTTCGCGAAGCGAATCAAACGCCGCACCCGTCGCACCAGCAACCGCACCAGCGGCCCGAATCGCATCATCAAAGTTCGCATATGTGGCAACGCTGGCGGCCACCGGAGCAGCAGCGGCGACACCGAGCCCCATCAACTTGGTGCCGATCAGTCGAGTCGATGCACCGAATGATTTTAAGCGTTTCTGCGCCGCTTCCAGCCCCTTGAGAAACTTCTCGTTTCTCGCGGTCAGCTCGACGTAGGCAGCTCCGGCTTTAACTTGGGACATAGTTAGGCTTGAGACTCGAGGCGTGAGGCTTGAGGTTTTTTCTGATAGGCTGCGCCCAGCATCATTGCGACTTGTTCCACAGTGCCTTTGGCGACGACCGGGCGTTGTTCGGCATAAGGATTGAAGTCATCGGGCTTGAATGGCTTGCGTCGCCTTTTACGATCACGGTTCATCTCGGCCATCAGCGCCATGATCGTGCTGGCAACGTTCCAGTCGTGTTGGCGTTTCGCTTCGGCCATCAACATCAGTTGGCGAAGCGTCAAAGGTCCAGGATCGACTCCGACGATGCCGGCGAGGCGGATGATGAGTCGCTCAATGTCGGCACAACGAGTTTTAAGTTTTGCTCGAGATCCTCGACGATCTTGTCGACCAGATTCGGATCGTCCAATCGATTCTCGATCGCGATCAGCCCGCGAGTTTCGATCATCTTCTGCTTCTCGGCCGCCTTCCGCAGAAGACGGCGTCGAGACTCCGGGAAGTAACCGATCAATCCTTCGAGGAGCGCGGCCGAAGCATCGTCGATGGCGTTGCCAGCGAGTCCTTCCCCAAACGATTCTTCGGAGACTTGCTGGTTATCAGCCTGCCGCTTGCAGATCGCATACAGGACGTCGCCGAGCAACAGTGGATCTGTCGACAGACGCGTGACCAAATCACCATCAACCGCTTCGAGCAAATTCACGCCGGTGAGTGATTTCACGCGTCGAAGGGTGGTGTTATCAATGTCAACGATCCAAATGCGCCCGGCGCGGTCGACAAACTTCTGCATGGTAGGCTTGAGGCTCGAGGCCTGAGGCTTGAGGAAGAAACGATAGTGATGAAAGCAATGACGGAACAAACCTCAGGCCTCACGCCTCAGGTCTCATGCCTGTTTACGACCCCGCAAGGCCTTCTCCGACGTTCATGCCGCCACCTCCAGTCGATTGCGTCGGCTTGACTGTCACATCGGCGGAAATCACATCTTCGAGGTTCTGGTTGATATTGAACGTCATCACTTCGCAAGTGAGTGTGAGCGTTCCACCAGCGTCGCTGATGCCGACATCACACGGATCGCCCGAACTCCACAAGCCTTGAAGAAGTCCAAAAGCCGAATCGCCGTCCTTGTTCAACACCGTGAATTCGATCGACGCGTCCTTGAGCGTGCCCACAGTGGCACGCCAACCGTTGTTCGCCCGGGTACTGGCGTCGGCCTCCGCCTTCTCAAGGCTGGCCGTCAAGTCCTTAACGTTGGTGATCTCGACACCGTCGATCGTGAGGACCGCTTCGAGACCGAGTCTTACTTCTGGCAAAATGGCACCTCTTGTTCTATAACGGTGGGGCGGGAACTAAGGAGGATAAAATGACACCTCACGAACTAAAGCGAGCCATCGCGAAATTGCCGCCCGCTGAGCTTTCAGAGTTTCGCGAGTGGTTCTTGCGTTTTGATGGCGATCGCTGGGACGAGCAAATCGAGAAAGATGCCACGTCAGGTAAGTTTGAGTCGCTCGCGCAAGCCGCTCTACGCGAGTCCCGAAGCGGCCAGACGAATTCTCTATGACTCATCACGTAACATCTGCTTTCTGGGTGTGCTAAACGCGACTTCCAGTGGCAATTCAGCAACTCGCCGATAAGAATTATGAGCTTCTTTAGGCAGCCCCAGAGCACCCCTCTTTGCACTTCAAAAAAGTCGGGCCGTATAGTTCGGTGCGAGTCGGTAATGCTTACCGCGATATAGGAGTTCAGGACGGGGATACCATTGTTTGGTATTGGATTGGCAACCATGATGAATATGAACGCTTGATTAATGGCTAGGGTTACTTAACGGAGTTGGCCCAAAACATGGGGAGCCGACTGCGATTGGTGTCCAGTGCCGGTTTCATGAATGGACGTTTCGGATAGCGGCGCGGTTTGTTGTCTCCACGACGCTCGTTCTCTTCGGTGATCAACCGCGTCGCACGATTGGCTTGAGCGGCTGTCCGCAATCGAATGCGGGCGAAGCTTGTCTTGGTTCCCTTGTGTTTAACGCGAATCGGCCCAAACTCACCCACTCGGAAGCGGTGCGGTTTGAGTTTGCGACGCTTTCTCGCCACGCCACCAAACTCGTGCAGGTTCCACAATCGGCCGGCGATTTCATTCACAGGGCCGATGGCGACTTCCGTTTTGTTGCTCGCTACCTCGTAACGAATCACACGTTTGAGCATCCCGGTCTGTGTGTGCGGCGGGCTGCCTGGTTTGGAGGCCGCCTTTCGGCGACGAATACTAAACCTTGCAGTCTTACGGATCGCACCACCGGCATGCCCCAGCGATCTAAAGGTGGCCGTTTCCGCCTTCTTCTTCAGCTTGGATTTATCGAATCGAGTGCGAACCGAAATGCTGATCATCGAGCTAATTCAAAGGAGAGCGTCAACAAACTGGTAAACTGACGCTGCTGCTCCCAGTGTTCGCTGGAGTACAACACCGCATGTTCGGCCTTGATGCATCGCGCCGCGTGAAACGAAGAGAGTCGCTTAAGTCGGAACTCGTCCGCGATCTTTTCGACCAGATCAACCAGCGGATCGATCTCTTCGTTGGTCCCCTTGGAGAACTTCTTCTGGACAGCGATGTCGACGCGACAGTGGTAGCGGTTGCAGCTTCGATCATGTGGCAACAATTCGACGTCGCGAGGAACAACGCTGACGCGCAGTTCCTTCATGTCTTCGAGATCGAAGTTCGGCACATACATTCGCTCGGCCACGAACTCCTGGTCGAATTCCACGGCATTGAGGTGGGCGGTTACACTGTCGGCAACTTGCAAGACGGTTGTCATGAGGTATGAGATTCGATTTGTTTGGTGTGGATGCGAAGTTTCAAACGGAACGGGTCGCTGTAACGCCAAGGTGGATCGCCACCGAGAGCCATCACTTCAAAGATGAAGGTGTGGTCGCCATCGATCTCAATGATCGTGTCACCGCGCCGCGGCAAGGACCCGATGATCGAATGCAGCAATGTGTCTGTGTCGATCAGGAAATCCCGAACCTGGCTGCGAGTCACCACGCCCTCGCCATCGTCCTGGTCGTACATCGACTTGCCGATGGTGGCTTGCAACGACGCGCCAAGCTCACCACGGCGATAGACAACTTGGCGTGATGCGTGTTGAGTAAGTTTTGAGGCGAGCCATTCTTGGCCCTTGCGGAGCATATCTGACATCAATCGGCTTTCGATTTTGAACTGCCGAGCAACTTGGAGGCCTTGGTTCGCAGTTCTTCATGCCAGACCGCATCGGCGCGACGCTGATATTCAGAGGCGAGCGCAACGGCTTCTTCGTCGAGCTGCTGTTGACGTAGCGTCGTTGCTCGGACTGGCTGTGTCGGCTCCAGAGTCAAGTACGATTGCGGTTGTGCTTGGCGAGGTTCTGGTTCACGCCTCTTGGGTGGCAGTAGCGCTAACGCTAACAGGACAACGACCAGAATGATGGCAATGGCAATTAACATGTTAAGTCTGAACCCATGCGAGGAAATCGGTGAGAGAGTTGGTAGAGAAGCGATGGTTAGTTGATGCCACGCTTGAACACGATGAAGACGATCAAGATTGCCGCGATACCGATCAGGGCGATCGTTGCCATCTCACCGGCCGACAACCAGAACAGTGCGCTACGTGAATTACGGTTGTTGTTTCGATCGAACAAACCGTCGCGAGTTCGATCGACTGGCCGCCAGCTGTCGGTTGGCGTCACCGGACAGTAGCCATCGGGGCAGTCCTCGGCCGCCAAGTACAAGGTCGGTGAAATGGCATCGTCCCACGAGTAGCCTTCCGACTTAACTGCCCCGGTCTTCTCGGCACGTTTGGCCTGCTGATAGAGCTCGTAGCCTTGCTTGAGGTCGGAGTAAAGCTCATCGGGTGTCGAAGGAATCATCGTCCGGCCCGCCGCGTGAATATGGCCACCGGTCGCGTCCTGAAACAGCACCACGGGGAATTGCTCTACCGGCACAATGTTGACGTAACGTGTGCGATAGATCGCGTTCTCAGCGGTATAAATCTGGTACTCGCTGCTTTCACGCAGATCCTGCAACATCGGATGCTCGTCGAACCAGGCTTGTAACCGCTGGCTTTGGCTGTCGTCTCGAACGAACAACGCGATCTGAAAGCTTTTCTTGGGAGGTGGTGATGCCGGAGCTGCGATTGGGGTTTTCGATTCCGTCGATTCACACTCCAATGCCGACAGCGCTGTTTCCGGGGACTTACCGACCGCTGGTTGAACGACTGCTGGCTTGATCACAGGTTGTGCGACGGATGGCGCGGCCAGCGTCGGTTGGGTTGGCACAGTGACCGGTGAGACCACCGCTTTCGGATTTGAAACTGTCGTGTACGTCACGGTGTAGCCGTTTTGCAACGCCGGCTGAGCAATCGTGCGACGCGGCCAGCAGCGGATCTGTTGCTGCTTGATCTCCCGTTGGGCCTCATAGTTCACACGAGGTGGCTCAGGTAGTGTTTCAATCTGACCAACCGGTCGCTGAGGCGGTTGATTGCAGGGACAGTTGTGATCGGCACTACAATGTTCGAGCTCGCAATTCTGCTTGCTCGGCGATTGATGCAAGGCCGTAAATACAATCCCCAGTAGCGCCGCATGCACAATGGCGATGGCAATTAAGCCCAAGCTTAAACGGATTCGAATTTCGTCTTTCATCCTTGCGATTACTCCGGAAGATAAGGTGACCTGTGAGAGACGCACTTCAATACGTCTCATAACTGGGATAAGGAATCGAGCTGCTGGGATCGCTCAGTACAGAAAGCGCAAAGCCTCCATAGCCCGCCCATAAACGAATGAACTGTTCGCGAGGCGTTAGTTCGAAGCGGCCTGGATAGTTGTTGTCCAGAATGGCCGCATACTGTTTGCCTTCGCGTTCGACCCATCCGACAAACGTGCAACAGTGCGCTGGCTTCCACCACAGAATCGCGCCGCGCCGTGTAATGCTGGCCCAATCGAGGAAACGTGGATCGGCCTTGAGCGTGTAGCTGTAGTCGATACCGGCCGCATCGAGACGATTCCGCAATCGCGAATCCCACTCGCCATCACTATAGGTCGCCCGCCAACGTTCACCCAACTCGAATTCATTCAACCACCGCAAGTGATTGACCAGCGATGCGTGGACGCAGCTGCCTTGGCCGAGCGGTCCGGTCCAGTTGCGTTGATGCAGCGGCTTTGGCAAATTGGCCGCTGGCTGTTCCGGGGGCGGCGTAGGTAGCGGTCGAACTCGCGCCGGCTGTGTATCGCAACCGACTGCGGCGACGCAAACCAGGAGTGCTAAGATCCAATTGCGCATGGTGGCTCCGCGAAAGAGGAGATAAAAGTCACTGCTTCAGGCGTACAAGCACGGTGGGTGTGCTTGGCGGCGCGTCTTTAACTGCCACGCCGAGCTTGGAGTGGTCGTATTGGTTCTTAATCACGTGGTGGCTGATTTGGGACCAATACAGAATCGTGCCGGCATTGATGTTCGTCGTGGGATCTTTGATTACTTCAAAGACTCCCTGGACAGTGATGCTGCCACGACTCCCAGCAGCGATTCCAAACTTGGCAACGCCCACAAGCTTGCCAATGACAATGACGCTGCCCGGAGCAACGTCGACATCAGGAACAAACGGGACCGTCACGCCCTCGTGAACAAACGCGGCCCCTACGGGTACGATGATTGGATTGGTCACGGTGGTTCATCACTGGCTCAGGCGAACTCGAACAAACTTGTCAGTCGCAGCGGCGTCCGCCACGACCTTGCCGAGATAAACGGTTCCGGTGTCGACATCCGTAACGATGCCATCGTTGGTGGCATACACCTTCTGGCCCATCGTGAAGACCTCGGCATCCGCCGGATCTTTCGGGATGTCGAATGCGCCTTCCACAGCAACTGTTCCAAGGACACCGGCCTTGAGATCGCGTTTGGTGATGCCGACCAGATCGCCTTGAATCACGATCGATCCGACCGGCACATCGACTTCGGGCGTAAAGTCGATGTGCCGTCCGTCATGGATAAATTGAGCTTGCATAATTGGCTTGAGGCTTTAGGAGGAAGGAAATTGATTGATCTGAACCTCAGGTATAACACCTGCTTACTCGCCGGCCACCTTCACAGCCGCGCGATGGTCCTGCGAATTGATCCCGAAGTCGATATAAGATCGGAAGCCCATGCCGAGTGTGTTGGGCGGCATTTCTACACGTTCGATGATCGGTGTGCGGCGTCCATTGAGGAACACGATCTCAAACGCGGGCAGCACATTGGGATTGGCGAACAGATACCAGGCGGAACTCGATGCACCTTGGTAATAAGAATCCGAAAGGTGTGGCGTCGAGATGATGCGATACTTGTTGCGGTGTGGGTTGTCGACCGGAATCTTGGTCGGCGATCCTTGGGCATCGATCATCAACTGGGCCGAGCCCATCAGGAGCTCCGCTTCGGTTTCGAGCTCGACCGGCACAACGAGGTACTCGGGCCGAATGTTGATCGGCTTCTGATCCTTGGCCTTGTTTCCGGGGCCAGCCTTCTGCTTGCGGAAGGTGGTCTTAGCCACCGTCAAGCTGTCCGGGCCAAACCTGGTGTCGGGGCCTTGCAGAAGGTTGGCGTTCGCCGAAGAGAAGAATCCGCTGTTTTTGAGCAGCAACGTGAAGAACAGATCGTCGATCGATTCGGCCCCACTGCGTCCCATCTGTCGCGGGATATCCATGAACGCGTTGAGGTCATCATTGATGATGTCGTGGCGCGTCAAAGCAAGGATCTGGCCATAAGTATCAGCCTTGTTGCTGTACTTTTGATCGGACAGTTTGCCATGCTTCAACTCGCCATCGGGCGCGACCTTTTCAAACCCGCCGGTACCGAGCAAGCGATAGCGAGCGATCTCCTTAAAATCGCTGACGGTGCCGATGCTACACAGATCAAACGCCGCGATCGGCGTGTTCTCATAAGCAGCCAACAGCGTCTTATTCATCACGTTCTCAAGGATGCCCGGCAGTGACATCGTTGAGAAGCCGGCGCGAATCGTTGCGGTGCCATCGCCGAACACTCGCGGAATGTCATGACCTTCCAATCGCGCGCACTCGGCAACCAATTCACGCAGGCCGATGTGGCGAATCGGCTCAGCCGCACTGAGCGTCCGTTCGCCAAACACATTGAGGAGCCTTGATTCATCCAGGCCCACCGACAAGCAACAGGCGGCCTCAAGAACCTCGCGACGATACATCGTTTGGCTCGCTTGTTGATCGGGGGCCTTGGGTCTTTCGATTCGTAGCACTGCCAACTCCGTTTTGGTAACACTCCACCCTTCTTCGATGGCGCGGGCTTCGATTTCGGTATGCCGACCGGCGCAGACCTTTCGAACGCCGGCGATCCGTTTCGATTCGGTTGCAGCTTCGATACGCATTTTTGAAACGACTCCACTGGTGACCGGACGCTTGGGTTTCGCAGAAAGCTCAAGGCTTGCGTTGACCGGATCAAGTTCAGAGTCGTCGTGATCGGCGGTATCGTCATCCGCCTCGTCGCTGTCTTGGTCCTCGTCGTCGCCGACTTGGCCGGCAGCGATGCGGGCCTCGGTGTCATCGTCGGCGCCGAGTGCGACAAACGACACTTCCCCCAGCGTGCTCTTGCGAGCGATGTAAACGGGACCAGCAAACTCGCGGCCATTCGCCTTGGCGGTCTTCCACTCGGGAATGAACACCACCTTGTCGGCGCTGGCGCCGAGTGATGCCTGCCATGGAAAACCGTTCTCGCTGGTAGCGATGACTTCGTGAGCGGTCGAACCGACCCCCGAGATCACGCCGGCGACTTCCAGACGTGAATCGTTCACGGTAATGTCGTTGGTATGGCCGACGATGCTGCCGCGATCGTGGTCCTTAAGGATCGGTCTTGCCTTGCGAGTCACTCGCATGCCGGCAAGATCAACGACCACAGGATAGGGCCAGCCGCCCAGTCGCATCGCGCCGCCGGTGTATGCGACCATGGAGAACTTCCGCAGCGCCGCCTTGCCTTCTTCGGTACCCTCGGTCGCCTGTAAATTGATCGAAGTGGCATCGTCACATACGATTCGCAGCGAGCTGGGTACCGACTCGGCATCCACTTCACTCTGCTTGTTTGACTGCAATGTCTTCGTCATCCGTTTCCTCTACTGAAGATTGTGAAGTTGAATCGATCGAGAGCCCTAGCTCGCGCATGAGCGAGACCTCTTTCGCGCGTTGTTTAAGTTCCGCCTCCCAGTCACGCCCCTGCCGCGCGTATTCATGGGCCAGAGTTGTCGTATGACTAGAGAGGCGGATTTTCTGGGCGTTGGCTTCTTTGGCGGGATCGACATGCTCATGCCCATCCCAGAACCATTGATGCTCGAACGACGAGTCGAGAGCGCGAAGCGAGTTAGGCAGATAGCCCTCGATGAGAATGGCCTCGCGCAGCCAAGCGAACAGAATGCGATCCAGAATAGTGCGAGCGATTTGGGCCTGCTCGACACGGATCGACTTGAAGTAGGTTTGATGATCGAGTCGCCCTGAGGCATAGTTGTAACCCGATGAATTTCCGGCAGCGACATTGAATGGCATGTTCAAACAACGCGCGATCTCGTTCAAAATTTCACGTTTGAACTCGGCGTAAGTGGTCGCCGGTTGCTCGGCGTGCATCTGCGCCATCTTCCAACCGCCAGGCATGGTGAGCAGCGCTCGCTTCTCCAGTTCAATCGGTTCGAACGGTTCAGCGGCGTCGGCTTCACCACCTGCCGGCGCATCGGTATAAAGAATTCCTGCGAAGTCGGCAGCGGTTTCGGCTGCGGCAAGAACGGCCAAGGTAAACCGGCGCAGCTGTGCAAACAGCGGCAAAGCTGGTGTGATATCGGGGATACCACGGATCTGGCCAGGGCGATCGTTTCGATAGTAATGAAGAACCGATTCCGCCGGAACGGTATCGTAATTCTCGGTCAGCGAAAAAGCTTCACCGCCGGGGTGCTCGCGGAGAACGTCATAGGACATCGCATTTCCATACTCGTCAAAGCGAATGCCATCGAAGTAGCGTTCCCCATCTCGGCTTAGGCTTGGCGATGTAACCTGTTCGGCCTCGACCAATTTAAGGTCGATCTGAACTGGCGATTCCATCTTTGGGTTGTTGGTCAACAAACCAAACGATTCACCGTCCGAAACGCGAGCGAGTCGCATGGTACGAAGTTTCTCGGCAAGCCCGATCGCATCGGTCCACGCCAGAAACTCTTGTTCCACAAAGTGGTTGGCCCAGTCATCGCCGGTCAGCATTTGAAGACGAGGACCGGTTCCCACACAGTCATTGGCCAGCGTCAACGAGATCCCGCGGGCATAGGAATTATTGGCGATCTCATAACGCGAGCGGTTGCGTAGCGTGCGGCGAACCTCGGGGCTATTGGCCGCGCTGGCCGAAAGTCCGTCAGCGGCCGCCCAGTGGCGAACGTTGTCGACCGTGGTGGTCGCAGCGTCGTATCGCCCCATCAATCTTGCCAATGACCAGGGGTGTCGGGCTGAGCGTCCACGGACGAGCGATCGATCATTGCGATCGCTTCCCCTGCTCAGAATCCCTGACAGCAACTTCAACATCCGTGACTCAATCCCTACAATGAAACCCGACACCCCTGAGATAAGAAACAAGCCCAGCCCGGTGGCGGCAGATTTAGCCTGCGCCCGGTGGCACGAACTTGTTGAAGCGAAGGCCACGGTTCTTTCTCCCGATGGCTTCCTTGGACGCCAGATACTTGTCTGCCGCGATTTGCTCGGTGAGCTTATGCTGCTCGACGCTCCCGGCATCTCCCGATGCCTTAGCGGGTGCCTTGGCACTCTCGCGAATCGTCTCTTGCAAGTTGTCTGACACTCGGTCGCCTGAAAGAAGAAAGAAGATGTGGTCCTCTACCTGTAGGCATACACGGTTTGTCTGGAAAATGACGGAAAAGAAGCAGGATTTTTTTCAGATGCCTAACAGAGTCCACGTCGGCTTACGACAGCTTTACTTTGAAAACCATGCAGGAACACTTAAAGTTTTTCCGCCGTTTGCATTGGCAGAAACATCCGATCGGTTAACTTCGGCAATGAGATAAAGCCAAACTTGTCGTAGAAGCGGGTGGCAGCATCACCTTTCGAATCGACAAAGATCAGGCTCGCCGCAATCTCACCTGCCACACAAACACGAGGTGAAATTGCATCTGACAAAAGTAACCGGCCAACACCACAATCAAAATGCAATCGATCATGATGGTTACCAAGAGATTCGAAAACAAAGTCATTCACCGACTTTCGACCCGCCTGCGATAGTCTTGCATGGCAAGCTTCAAGTTCTTATTCGGCTTCTTGGGCGAGAGCAGCGCGTCAACAAGAATCCGGCTTTGGACTTGGTCAAGCCGCTGCTTTTCATACTCTTCGATAATCTTTTTGGCTGCGACCACAACATGAGCAATTACGAAATCGGATACAGACCGACCGCTGACCTTCGCAGCACGCTCGATGAGTTCTTTCTGTTCCTGCGTAACCCGAGTCTCGATTCTAGCTGACTTAGTAGATGTGTTTTCGGTTGCCATCATCTGCTCCTTGAGCATCCGTGATCGTACGCCATTTTTCCGTAAAAGGCGAGTTTAGCTTGTGTTGGCCGAAATTGGCTGACAAATTTCGCCTTCCCAAGCACTGCTACCCTTTTCTTCGCACCTGCATCTCCTTGAAACTCAAACGATCCCGCTTTGCAGCAACCACTCCGTCGGTACCAAATAGCACCGCTCCTTGCATCGAAGCCGCAACCGCTGAGCCCACCAGACAGTCAAGCCAGTGATTATCGGGCTGCTCAGGACGCGGTTTCCATTCGTCGACAACCCGACCGCGGCCTTCGGTACGGATGAAATACTCGGAGGTGATTTGCTCGGCAAACATTCGGTGCGTTTCCGGGGTGCTACCGAACATCGACAGGCATCCGCGATCGCCCATTGCCACATGCAGTCGTGCATTGACGAATGACTTCCACCAGTTGGTGTCGTAAACGACGTGGCGAATAGCCCGCTTGCCATGCACATTGGGGATTCGCCAGTTGAGTCCCACGCGATCACCGGGCCGGCGTCGATACTCGCTAAACGGCAGACTTGAGGCACCAACGAAGCGACCATGGCTCGGCATGATCACAGCGGCGTGCTTGGATTGCCGGCAGAATTGGTACACCACATCGGTTGAGTGCCCCCAGTTCGCGTCCACCAAGCAGCGCCCGATCTTCATCGCGGCCCCGTCATCGCGCCGCCACTCGCGATCAAGTAGCTGCGACGTTAACGATTCCAGGCCGGAGTAGATCGAACCCTCGAGGCCGGTACCGGTGGCTTCGAGGGCAAGCGTTTGACGCGCGTCACGCAGGGTAAAATAGGGCCGCTGCTGATCGGGGTAACATCCATAGTCGACGACGTAGCCAGTAAAATCGTCCTCCCAGGCGGCGACGGTGTAAAACAAGAGTTTCTGTTGGACATCAATGAACGCCGTCAAATGGTTCGCACCGATCGAAACCAAACCACGTTCCATGCGGTTGATTTTGGTCATCACCTCGTCGGCCTTTAACATGCCGTCCGTTACCGTTTCTTCCAACAACGGTTGGTTTTGGTATTCAGCAAAGAAGGCCGCCTCGTCTTGCAGCTTCAAGTTCATCGCGTGCTGAATCGCCGACAGTTCGTCGTGGTTGAACCGCTCGGGCCATGCCACGATCGATCCGGCGTCCATCGCTTGTTGGTTTTCACGATAGAACTCGGTTGCGGCTTCACCGCCATCGCCGTTACGCATCCCCTCGGAGCGGATCTCGGCATATCGCTGCCAGAGCGTTTCGTTGGTTGGGAACGAATAAACCATCTTGGTTCGTTCACCGTTCCATTCCGGATGGCGGTTACGATCCAAAATATTGTCGGCCATATCACCCGGTCGGATGACGGTGCATGGCATGATGCCGGAAATCTTCTTTCCTGGGCCGGCAAGCCCAAGCACCGCGCCGGCGAGGATGCTCTCGCGATTGGCGCACTGCGACAACGACCGAGCGCTCTCATCCGTTTGCGGATCATCGAGCACAACCAAGCTCGGCCGAACGGTGTGACCGTCGGGCCGTTTGAACTTCATCCCTCGGATGCGTCCGGTCAAACCAGCAACTTTGATGATCGCACCGCTGGCGGGCGACTCAGCTATGGTGGGCAGCACAATTTCCTTGGCGGTCCAGCCGATCTGCGTCCGTTTGCCTTTATAGAGTTGGCCGTTGGCGCGATTGGAGATACCATCGAGTGCTTGAATCGGAAAACAAACCTCCGGGAAATCGGCCAATAGCAGATCGTTGCTATCGAGTTCGGTCTTGATGGAGTCGAGCATGTCACAAGCATGCCCTTCATCGCTACCAATCAAACAGATAAAGTTTCGATGGCCGTATAAGACAGCCCAAATGCAGGCAACCTCCGCGATGGATGATTTGCCGCTGCCTCGTGCCATCGCCAACGCAAACAATCCGCCGTGGACTACAGCTTGTTCGATCTTATTGATGACCTTGATATGGTCCGGCGACCAAGCGAGATGAAACGTTAACGGAAAATATGTCTCACAAAAATATCGGAAGTCACGCGATGCCCGGTCTTTACGATCGGCATTGTCGACTTCCGGCAGTTCACCAATGTCGCGACCGGCAAGTGCGAGCGCTGCGTTGCGGGCTCGTGCTCGCTCTTTCATCGCTTCGTACGGATCACCACCGTCCGCCGTGCGAGGCGTATGTCTTACGACATGCATCCAAGCACAATACCGAAGCAGGTCGACGGTTTTGTTATCCCCGATGCGTGCGCCGGCGCGTTGCCGATGGCGGTACAACTGGCGCTCGCTGATTACCTCGCCGAGCGGTGTGGAGTTCAGTAGTCGGCATAGCTCGCTCGGCTTCAGTTTTCGTGGGTCTGTTGGCATTGAACCGACCTTCCCCTTTCATGGGCTACCAAGGTACAATAGTACTGGAATTGTTGATTTTTCCTGGAGGTGAGTATGTCTACAGTCGAAGAACGTCTCGCAAAAGTTGAACGTGATTTGGAAGCAATCAAGCGTGGAAAGCTCGCTGAAAACTCGAAGCTGGGTTGGCTAGAACGAGTGCGAGGTACGTTCAAAGGCGATCCAGATTTCCAGGAGATTGTTCGACTTGGCAAGGAAATCCGTGACCAGGAATCCACAGAAGGGAACCAGTAGTGTTTCTTTTTGACACCAACCACATAAGCGTATGGCAACGCGGTGAGGGTGCCGAGTACGAAAGGCTTTGCACTCGTCTGGAAACTCAAACCGGTGATCAGATTTATGTGTGTATTGTTTCTTTTCATGAAATGGTGAACGGTTGGAATGCCTACTCAGTCAAAAAAGGTAACAGCGAATCTTTGGTGCGCACCTATTTTGAGTTCGAGAATATTCTTAAAGACTTTTCCGAAATGCAACTGCTGTCGTTTGATCGCAAGGCAGCAGAGGTTTTTGACGAACTGAATCAACAAAGACTGAGGGTTGGCTCAATGGACTTGAGAATCGCAGCCATTGCGATTGCCAACCAAATGACGTTGTTAACACAAAACACTGTTGACTTTGAACGAATTCCTGGACTGTCGATTGACGATTGGCTTCTATAGTCAGTCGCCACGTCCCATCTCCTTCGCTTGCCACGCGCTGTAGTGCACGAGGTTGATCGTGCCGTCGACGTTCACCGGCGCACCGTTTTCTAGGTCCAACCGGATCTTCTCTTGGTCGATTCGCTCTCGGTAGGCGGCCGAAAGCAGCTTTGCCGCCTGCTCGACCGACATTCTCGTTGGATCAATCTGGCCGCTCCCTTCACTCATCGAACGCCTCCGTGGATCGCCATCTCAAAACGTGGGGCCACCGTTTGCGCACGGTCGCGTTCTGGCCACATGTTCGCCTGGTTATGCGAGGCATGTTTTAACGCGACGGTGGCGTAATGTTGGGGCACCGTTGGCATCTCAAAAAACATGGAAATTACTGGAAAAAACATGCATTAATCGGCTGGATGTTCCTCGAAACACATGGCTCATGTGTGTCATCGCGACGCAGAAAACGCGACGCAAAACACACCTCGAACCACCTAGGAGCGCACAGATGAACGCAAACGAAATCGCCTTCGGAATCGAATTTGAAACCACCCTCCCAACCACCGACAACACACCGATCGGACCGTACCACAACGGATACCAAGTCCCCTGGCTGCCCACGGGCTGGAAAGCAGAACGCGATGGCAGCATCCGACCGGAGCGGGCAAGCCGCAAAGGCTGCGAGTTTGTAAGTCCGATCCTCAAAGGGACCGAAGGCGTAGGCCAAGTGGAAAACGCGATCGACCAAATTATCGCTCGCGGCGGGCGGGTCAACGCGACTTGCGGGTTGCACATAACGGTAACCTGGAACGGCGACGCGGCCGCCCTGGCACGATTGATTTCCCTGGTGGGAAATCACGAACGAGCGATCTTCGCCTCGACCGGCACACGCCGACGAGAACAGGTCGTATACACCAAACGAATCAAACAATACGGCAACAAAGAAAACGCCAAAATGCGATGCGAGTCGGATCGGTACCACATACTCAACCTGACACACCTGACCCGCGGAAAGCAGCGGATCGAATTCCGGGCCTTCGCCGGAACGCTCAACAAGACCAAGGTGGTCGGATACCTGATGATGTTTTTGGGCTTGGTAGAACTCGCCCTCAACACCAAACGCTGCAGCGAATGGGACTACATTAAGAAAGACGGTACCAAGAGCTGCTGGGACCGCCCCGGGGCTGGTCTTGGCGAAACGGAACTCAACCGGTTGTTCTACCGACTCGGATGGACGAAGGGTTGGTACAAGGGCAAACTTCGCGATAAGATTTACGGCGAGATCTCCGGCGAGGCCAAACCGGAATGGAAAACGATCAAAACCAAACTCCTCGAACTCGCCCGTAAATACGACCGGGTCGCCTAACGGATAACCGGGCCCTGGAACGCCGCGAAGGGAATCGCGGCGTTCTTTCGTTATACCGCCCACCGTTTCGCGTCTGTCGCGATCGTATGGGTGCTTGAAACGCATCGGGCCAAGCCTAGAACAAACGCGACACGGCGAGTTTTGTGCAAGTTGACGGGCAGGCGAAAAACATTCATAAAATGCTACGGAATCTGCGACCGACCGCTTGAGTAAATCGAAACCGCATGGCTGATTGACGTTATCACAAAACGGTTTTTCATCTACCCACGCGGAGACAGAAACATGAACAAGCGCAGAGCGCACGAGATCAAGCCCGGTGATCGAATCAATGGGGTACCGGTATTCGATACCATCCGCCGAACCTTCGGCGGCTTCTATTTGCCGATGGCAGACGGCACACGGATCAACGTGCCGACCGCGGAAACTTTGATCTCGAACGATTAGCCCACGCTTGAACGAAAAACCAAACAAGGATGTTTGGTATCGGTTGGAATAGCTCCCGGTGGCGCCGTGTCCGCCACTGTCGGCGTTTATTGGGTATGTCAATAGTAACTGCCCAACATTCGAACGAACGCGATACACGCTAGCGTGGGCATTTATTGGGGCTGTGCGAGAACATTGAAAAATATTTTGAAAAGCTGCCGGAATACCCTTGAGCTTGTTTTCATTACATGGCTCATGTGTGTCATCGAGTAAACGATTCAAACCCTTTTCCGAAACGGAGACACAACTATGGCCGAAACGACCAACAACTCGCAACAAGCAATCGCCGATCAACTGCGACGCCTCGAATGGATGATTCCGGATGCTAAACGCCGGATGGACGAAGCCGCCCAATGCATGCTTCGCAGGGCACAAAAGGCGGTCAAAGAGACCGAGGCAATGCTTTCCGACGGAGCTTGGAGCTTGTCCTGGGTCGACTTTGCCGAGAGCGACCTCCGCGCCGCACGCGAGGCCAAAGCCGAACTCATGAAACTTTACGAGCAACAAAACATGCTCAACTATCTCAACGGCAAAGACTAGCACTGCGGTGTGATTGTCAGGTAGCCAAGGACGGCTGCCTGAGAAATCTTTTTGAAATGTTTTTGGACACGCCTTGATCTTTCCATAAACACATGGCTCATGTGTGACATAGTCAAACGGCAACCCAATTTCAAAACCCGACTGGAAACCACAGTGATGAATCTCAACTACGACCGAATCGCAGCCATCAAGACCGCCCTGGGCAACATGCACCCATCGAGCGCACGCGATATCCTCGAAAGCTTTAGCGAAGCATGCGGAAATCTGACAGAGCTGATTGAGTCGCTCCAATGCGAAAGCTGCGGCGTACGCGGTGAACCGGCCACCGCGCTGCAAGAGGAATTGACCCTCGCCGAAGAGGCCTTGAACATTCTTTGCGAAAGCGTGCTTCCCGTCCTGCTCCTGCAGCAGCAAAACGCGAGTCCGGCATCGAATAGCCGGCACGTTGGCTGAATCAACCACTACGCCTGAACCGAACACGGAAGTTCGGTTCGGGATTGATGGGCCCCGGTGGCTAAAAGTTTCGCCACTGTGGGCCTGTTTGGTGTATGTAACTAATAGTGCCCAACGATGAACGGAAACGCCACCGGGGGCGTTTTGTGGGATTTCCGCCAAAAGGAGAAAAGAAGGGTTATTTTTCCCGAATATGCGATTGCTTGGGTTGAGCTTTCCAAAGCCGGATGGCTCATGTGTGTCATCGAAACAACGATTCCAACACACAAACCAAGAGACACACAGATGCTCAACGGAACCAACGAAATCACCGCCGACGATTGCTACTTCGCACACCTGGCCGCCTCGGAACTCCTCGACGAACTCCGCCAAGCCTTGGACCAGCAGACTATTCCGACCGAGGGCAAGAAAGAGATGCTGCGGTTCTTCCGGCGAATGGACGACCTGCACGACGCCCTCGACAGCCTCACGAGTCGCTTCCCTGTAAAGAGAACCGCATAGTCGCCAACAACAGGCGGAAGAACTGGGCAAGGAGGCCAAGTTCGAAAAAACATTCTGAAATCTTTTCGGAATCGGCTTGATGCGATTTGAACCGCATGGCTCATGTGTGTCATCGCGTAAACGATTCATACACCTTTCCGAAACGGAGACACAAACATGACCAACGCCAACCAAAACACCGACGCAACCCTTCGCCAGATTTTCAAAGCGATGGACGCACACCAGGCCCAGGAGATTCGCGAAGCCTACTACAAGGCAATCGAGGGATTGATGACCTTGGCGGAGACCCTCGAGGTTGCCGACGCGCAGCAAACACCAACCGCCGGCCCGCTGCTCGACGAACACTTCAACGCGGTCGAAGCCCTCACCGCAATGCGACGAAGCCGCCTCGGCGCGGTCCTGTAAACCGGAAGAACGACGAACGCCGCGAAGGGAATCGCGGCGTTCTTTCGCTGGGACGCACCGGTGGCGACCGTTAGCGTTTGTTCTATCACATGCGACCAAGTTCCCTACAAGCAGGTGAACGCGACACAGGCGAACGTCGGCCATCGTAGGGCATGCATGGAAACAACGAAACACTTGAAGAAAAGGTGCAGAAATCGGCTTGCTGTGACCTAAACCGCATGGCTCATGTCTGACATCGCCCCACGGCAAACCGCTTCCACAACGCATGAGGAGAACAAACCGATGCCCCGCAACCACGACCGACCAGCCGCCATCAGAACCGCCCTTAACCAAATGCCTCGCGCAACCGCTCTCGATATCTGCGAGGACTACCGCGAAGTGGTCACGCGGCTGAAGCGGCTGGCAGACAACTTGGCCGGCGGATTCGTGGTGGCAAGTGGCGATACGGCTAGTGCACTGGAAGCGGAGCTTCGCATGTTTGAAGAAGCCATCGATGTCGTTGCCGGCAGCATGCTGCCCGAAGCGATCGACGAACTTTTGCCTTCCAAGAAATGCTGAAAAAACCTGCTGAAAACATTGCGATAACGGCTTGAGGTTATCCGAACCGCATGGCTCATGTGTGTTATCGCATAACCCATTTCCAGTAACCCAAACGGAAAACCAAACATGAATCTCGACACCCTGATCGAAATCCTCAACGACTACCGCGAAGAGTTCGGAGGCGACGCCGAAGTGCGGCTGATGACCCAACAGAACTGGCCTTTCGAGAACCGCATCTGCGGTGTGACGAGCGGCCGCGACATGAATGAAGCGGACGACGATGACGAGGGCGACGACGACCAGGACGTCGCCGACGAGAACATCGTCTACATCGTCGAAGGTGGCCAGATCTGCTACGGCAGCAAACGCGCTTGGGAAACATGTCGCGATAGCTGATCGCAACACGCCGATGCGCCAGGGGAAAGATTCTGGAAAACCTTCAGAATCCTTTCCCGTTCGGCTTGATGCGGTTTGAGCCGCATGGCTCATGTGTGTCATCGCATATGCGATTTCAAATTCGAACCCCAAAGGAACATCACGATGGCCGGTCACACACACCAGCAGTACGACGCCTACACCAACAACTACGCCGAGGTCTATGAGCAACTCGCCTTGCTCCAACGGCACCTCGCAGCGTTCCCCGACCCCTTCGCGGACGACTTCGAGTTTGACCACGAAAAGACCATCGAATTGCGAGACCTTGGAATCGCGTTGGACGGAATTCGGGAGATGTTCAAGATCACTGACGAGCAGGGCTAAGCAAGACCCTAATAGGCCGCGAATGGACGCGCGGCGTTGGGTGGCAAACACAACGCGACATTCGAGCCGTGTCGCGTTCTTTCCGCCACCTACGCCCAACGATGCAACATGCAATCGAACGCGACACAAACGAACGTGGGCCGAACTGGGCGACACACAGAAACATGGCAAAAGACTGGGAAAAGCTGCTGGAATCGGCTTGATGCCGTTCAAACCGCATGGCTCATGTGTGTGAATACGAAACGCGATTTCATTCCAACCCAACGCAGGAGAAACACGATGCCAACCATGACCAACCGACCACGCCTGACCTCGGCCCAGTTCCTCGGAGCACACCGACGAGCGCTCGAGACGATCAGCGACCTGTATGCAGCGGTCGAAGAGATGCCGGTCCTCGCGGCCGCCGACCCGCACACCATGAAACAGTTCTTTGACGAGCTGGCCGATGTGCAGGCCGCAGCTGCAAAACTTTCCCAGCATTTCCGAAACAACGTTTGCACAGAATAAAAGTTTTTGAATTCCTTCTAAATCCGGCTTGATGTGATTTGAAAGACATGGCTCATGTGTGTTAACGCGAAAACGAATCACCCACCCGCCAACGGAGCAATAAAGATGACCCAATACGACCTCGACCTGACGATCACCAAAATCAGCAATCGCAACCGCGGTGCTGGCGGATCTTGGGTGCAGGGAAAGATCAACGACGACTATCGATTTGACGCCTTGGTCTTTGCCGAACATGCGGACCACGAATCGTACGAGTTGAACCAAAGCAAGATATCGAAGCTCTGGATTCAACGCCTCGCCGACAAAAAAACCATGTTCAACTTCGACCGCGGCTTGGATCTGCCGGCGGCCAACGCTGAGATTCAAGTGGTGGTCGACTTTCTCTGCGAGGGATTGTCGGACTTGGTCTTTGGTCAATAAGCCGAAACGCAGCACGGACGCGCGTAGTCGATCGGTGGTTCGATCGGCCTGACGATGGCAGCCATCCACGAAGACGAATTGGGAGATACGAGAATGAAAAAGGCAGAAGTAAGAATCGGTGGCAAGTATTACGCGAACGTTTCCGGCAAGCGATGTGAGATTCAAATCGATGCCGAGAAACCGCGCGGCGGTTGGGACGCTACCAATCTCGCCACCGGTAAGAAGATCCTCATCAAGAGCGCGCAGCGGTTGCAAGGCGAAGTGTCGGCGCGTCGCGGGCGGCCCAAGGCGACAACCGCAGTCACCGCCATCGATGCCGATGATCAGCCCGTTGCCGTCGAAGCGACTGCCACCGAGACTTCCACAGCGGTTGGGGTTCTCAAGAAGCCGCGCAAGGCGAAGGCCGCCACAGCCGAGGGCGGCGAGACCGGTGAGAAGCGTTTGAGCTGCCTGAAGGCCGCCTTGAAGGTGCTTAGCGAATCGAGCGATCCGATGAACGTTCAAGAGTTGATCACAACCATGGAATCCAAGGGATACTGGGCGAGCCCCGGAGGCAAGACTCCCCATGCGACTTTGTACAGCGCGATTCTCCGCGACCTGGCCAAGGGCGACGAAAGCAAGTTTGTGAAAACCGAACGCGGACGATTCACCTCTCGAGCCTAGGAGACCACGCCGTTGAAACACTTTTACGATTTGCGAACGGTCGAGGACCTCGCTGACGGCGAGGTCGCAACGCCAGAACCTGGCATCACCTACAACCTGCGAACGATCAACAATCGCAACCTTGAGGTCGGAAGCGTTGTTGATGTGATCCGACAAGGCCCGACGCTGTTTGCGCGAACAACCAATGGAGACTCGATCGCAGTCTCCGGACATGGCGCGGCCATCTTGGTACCGCGCGACTTGTAGCCCCCGGAAAGCCGGAAGCGAAGCACATTTCCCCCGCATCGCCCCACGTTTGAAACGTGTGGGCGTTTTCTCGTTGGTGCCACAGCTATCCGAGATTGCATGGGCATGCGACCGGTCGCAAATCTCCCGTTCGCTCACGCATCCAGATGTTTTTGAAAAATCATCAAAACATGCTCGCATGTTGGCTTGATGTTCTCTTGATTTCCTGGCTGACTGTAAGGGCCCGTCTTTCATTTCAACAAGAGTCAGGAAACATATATGCCCAAACCAACCATCGAGCCTGCAGCTCCTTATGAGAACCTTCATCTTGTCGCGCGCGACTATCTCGACCGATTGCGTCAATCGCTCGACGCTTTGCAACCGCCCGACGACCCGGCGCTGCGTTGGCGGCAAGTTCACACGATGGCCCAGGTCAACGCACGACTCGCACAGGCCGGCGAGCTGCTTGACCGACTCGCCGCTGGCCCGAAATGAACCAAGGAACGAACGACTATGCAAATACGATTGAAGAAAGGCGATCGGATCCGCCTGGTTTCGATGCCACAAGACCCAGACCCGATCCCCGTCGGTTCGCTTGGCACCGTTGTCGCCGTACGTGATCAACGCGAATGGACACAGGTCGATGTCGACTGGGACAACGGCCGGACACTCATGCTGACGATTCCCGACGACTGCGTTTCGATTGTCGAGCCGACCCACCAAGAACCATCGAAGTAAGGAATCCAACTCATGTCGACACGAGCAACGATTGCCTGCAAGCATGACGACGGTCGCTACGCGGCGATCTACTTGCACTTTGATGGTTACCCAGAGCACGCCGGCAGAGTCCTTGAGCAACGCCACGGCACGCCGGAGTTGGCGCGAATGCTTGTTTCCGGCGGCGACATTCGATCGCTGGACGCAAACGGAACTGTCGATCGGTTTTCCGACGGCAACCGGGCTGTCACCATGCCGACACTCGCTGCCTTGCATGACTTTGCCAGGAACTGTGGCACCGAGTACGTTTACGTTTTTGAGGAGCATGCTTGGCATTGCCATAAATTGTGACCGCTACTATCTAACGCATGCTCGCTTCACGCGCCTTCATAGGAATCGGAGATTCGCCAGTTCGTTCCAACACCGCCGGAATCCCTGTGAAGCGTTGAAAGCGGTCTGCGATCACATCACAGTAAAGGGTGTCGAGTTCCATCAAGAACGAATTGCGACCACACTGCTCAGCGCCGATCAGCGTTGAGCCGCTACCACCAAAGAGGTCCAGCACATTCTCACCTTGCACCGACGAGTACTGCATCGCACGGACCGCAAGCTCGGCGGGCTTCTGGGTTAAATGCGACATCGACTGCGGATTGATCTTCTTTACTTGCCACAGGTCCGTCGCATTCTTGGGCCCGTAGTACTTATGCCCAGCACCTTCCTTCCACCCATAGAACGCCCATTCGTGCGCCCCCATGAAGTCCTTACGCGTCAAGACAGGGTGTTGCTTGTCCCAGATAATCGACTGCGAAAAGTAAAGACCGTGCTTCTTGAGGACCGGCGGGTAGTTTCCACAGTTGGCGTAGCCACCCCAGATGTAGAAGCAACGACCTGGAAGCAGTACTCGAGCAATGTTTCCAAACCAATCTTCAAGCAACTGGTCAAAGGCCTCATCGCTAACGAAGTCGTTTGCTAACGGACGATCTTTCGCGCGAAGCTTCTTGTGCGTTGCCGCATGTTTTGGTTTGCCGGTCTCATGGTCGACACCGAACGATGCAGCGTTTCCTTGGCCACCTTTCAGCCTCGAAGCAGCTCCATCATTGGTGAACGACGATAGGCCGGCAGCGATCGCATTGTTCGACCGCGGTTCAACCTTCACGTTGTAAGGCGGATCCGTGTTGACGAGATGGATCGCTGCGCCGGCCAGCAGACGATCCAGATCAGCCGGCGAGGATGAGTCGCCACAAAGCAGGCGATGGTTGCCGAGAATCCAGAGGTCGCCTGGTTGGGTGACCGCTTCGTCTGGGGGCTCGGGGATGTCGTCCGGATCGGTCAAGCCTTCGTTGACGCCGGTGTCCATCAGCTTCGCGAGTTCCTCGGAATTGAAGCCGAGCATTCCGAGATCGTAGTTCGCTTCTTGCAGCGCAAACAATTCGATCGGCAACAGGTCGAAATCCCAGTCCGCGAGTTCGGCCGTTTTGTTGTCCGCGATCCGGTAGGCGCGAGCTTGCTCAGGGGTAAGGTGGCATGCCACCACGACTGGAACATACTCCAGGCCGAGTTTTTGTGCTGCTTTGAGCCGGGTATGGCCAACGATGATTACGCCATACGTGTCGACCACGATTGGCTGCGAGAATCCATATTCCTTGATCGATGCTGCGACGGCATCGACAGCCTTGTCGTTGACTCGAGGATTGCTCTCGTACGGCCGCGGTTGAGTGATCGGCCACATTTCGATCTTCATAGTACTGCCTTCTAAAAGTTTTAACGAAACACAATTGATTGTGTGAGTGACTTGATTTGTTGTTTTGGAGCGTTAATACGCTTGGGTCGGAAAAACGGGTATTTTTGATTGCATTCGGGCACCGCCGGCAGTACGTTGGGGGAATGTCAAAAACCACCGAGCCCAATGCAACAAACGAGAAGCCTATTAGCGAGGCGGGCACGTTCAGCCTTCGTGCCTTGTTCGTGTTGACGGCGGTGTTTGGATTTTGGCTGTTTATGTTTTCTGAAACCCGCAGCGAACCGATGTTTGTTGTCGTGTTTTGGTCGATCGCCATCGGTGCAGGCGTTGCCGCGCATCTCTTGTACAGATATGTTTTTCGTTGGCGCGGAACAGTATTGGTGACTTTGCTTCTCGTGCCTGCATTGATCTACTTTGGCACAGCACGGTATTTCGGAGTTGCCAGTCAGGACATTATCTGGCTGCTTACTCTGCCTGCCGTTTTTGCTTCTCAGCAAAGCTGGCCGGCACTCTTCTTCTCGACCTTTCCGTACATCGCCAGTGCGGTCATTCTCGCAGCAGCGCACGCGATTAAGCCCACGCTGGTCAATGCGATTATCTCGGCGATGGGTATCTCGATTTGGTACGCACTTGCACATCTGATAGCGGCCAGTGGTGGCTAATCTTCTCGATAGCTGCATGTCTTTTGGCCCTCTCAAAAACATGTCGGACAAAAAAAACAAACTGTGTCGAGTAGCGCGGCTATTCCCGCTGCCCCTGGGGGCGGTCATTTTTCGGGTAGGACCCATCCGCTGGGGGCTCGGCAATTGCGTCGCAACTTGCGACTGAGTGCCACATTGGCAGACGCGCCACGAGGCCCGCATTGGCCCGCAGTCGCGTCCTCTTGATGGTTGGGCATTCCCGTTCGAATGGGCTGCGATGCGTGCGACCGGTGCGAACCTTGGCGACCGATGCGTTCTTGATGGCTGACTCATGAGCACCCTCGGATGACGTTGGATGCTGCTTTCCAGAGCTCATTGACGTCGGCTGAGATCCATTGCTTGACGGTCTCGATGCCTCCGCCAGCACCGTGAGCCATCTCCCAGTGGGTCACGTCGGGATTGATTCCGAATGCGGCTGACGCATCAGCGGGTATGGTTTCAACTTCGCCGGTTGGCTTGCGGCACTTGCCGTATGGGAAGTCCATGCAGCGATGACCAGCGAACTGGGAGAGGTCATCGAACGGTTGCACGTCGATCAAAAGCACGTGGGAGTCAGAGCACTCGGAATGACCGCACGGAAACTCCAAACGAAAGGTTGGCGTCCAACCGGCGAGGTCCATCGGCTCGTAGTCCCAGATCCACCTTGCATGATCGAAGAAGCACGCCCATTGCGCCTCCAGGCGAGAACGACACCGCACGCCGTTGTAGAAGGTTGGGCGTGACTCAAACGCGTGACTCATAGCGAGATGACCTTTCGATTTTGAAGTGGTTGAGAGCTGTGGTTTGAGTCATTCCCGGACGTCCGGACGTTTAGGACGTGTTTCCCTATACGATCTACATACGGGGAAAAACATGTTTGTTTATCCGCCCAATAACTAACTCCTGACAAACGTCCGGAACGTCCGGAACGTTCTAAGTCACTGCGGAAAACACGGGGAAAATAGTTAGGACGTTTTGAAATCTTTACGTCCGGGAATTTTGCTAAACGTCCGGAAGACCGAGTCGTTTTGACCTCGCGAAGGTGTGCACAGTGGCCGACCAACTGGAGGCAACCGCCATGCGGGTGGCTTTTTAATGTTCGGATCATGAAAACAGCTCCAATTCCCGGACGTTCCCGGACGTTTGATTTTCAACGTCCGGAAGTCCTAAGCGGTCACTTTGGACCGACTCAATGAAGACCTGGTACTGGTTGCATTGGCCGTTGAAGAAGCGTTTGAATACTGCGTAGCTGCCATCCTCGAGCTTGAATCGTTCGTTAACGAATCGACCCGCCAGCTTGCCCATCCGCGTGGACTGAGATCGCGGTGTTCCATCACCAAGTTCGGCTTGCAGCACAAAGTTTTTGTTCGCAAGGTCTGTTAACTCAGATGATGTCCAGTTCCCCTGTGAATGCTTTACGAGCGCCGCGATGAGTTCCTCAAACTCGCGACGGGTCTCGTCCATCTCACTAGCGGCATCATCAGCGTTGTCCATGAAGTCCGGTTCACCGTTGGCTTCAAGTATTCCGCCAATGATGTTGCCCCAGCCCTTCTTGTTGAAACGCGTTTGAACCTTGGCTAGAGGCATACCGCTGGCCTTCCAGCGTTCGACCATGTTTACCAGTTCACCGAGCAGCTGCAGCCGATGCGTTTGAACGTACGCCTCCGGATCGTCCATCGAGAAGGATCGCTTCGTTGGATCGCCTTCGTGATGCAGATTGATGACCACGCAGCGTGTGATAAGGTCGCGACTCACATCGGGCGAGTTGGCGGTGATACAAAACAGATGTGAGTTCTCGGCGCGGATTTCTTGAGAGAAGCCCAACAAACGAAAGGACAGAATCGGATCAGTAATCGATCGCTCTAGACAGGCCGAGTCGATCTTGGGATTGCGGCCGCGGGCCTTGGCGTTATCGATGATGATGGTCGTAACGCCACGCCGAACGATTGTTCCGAGACGCTTCTCGAATTCTTCGTCGTTCGCGTTGTACGATGCGGTCTCCACATGATGGCCATCTCGAAGGATTGCCAAAATCTGTGCGAGAACCGATTTGCCCAGCTCAGGTTGATTCCCATTGAACAATGCCGCAGGCTTGGATCCAATGAACCGCGAGACCAGCAGGCCTGTTAGCAGAATTCCAATGTAGTTGGTTCGATCGGTGGGTTTTTTCCAGCAGAAATCCCGCAAGAGGGCGTCAAGATGCTTGGTACCTTCGACTGGTTCTATCTGTGGGCCAGCATAGTAGAAGCCTGATTGGGGATCAAAACCCGGACTGACCAGCCGCCAGTCTTCAGTGTAGATCGGATTGTGGCTAAACAGCCGAATTGCGGGCAGGCGTTCGCGCTGGCCCACGTTGTTAAGCCACGTGTTCGCATAAGAAGACGGCAGAGGCTTGTACTCGCCTCCATCGTCATTAACAAAGTAGAACTCGACGTGCTGGTTGAGCATTCCCGTCAATTCGGCAGACGAGAGCACCGGCGAGATCGATTGCTCCCGAACCACAACCAACTGCTCCACGCGATTAAAGCAAGAGCCGGTGGCAAGCAATCGCTCGGTGATCTGATCCATGGTCGAGGCCACAGGCGTTGAACGCGAGTCGATCGTAATGGTCCGTTGCTCTTCCGATTCCTCTGTGTGTTGCTCCTCTAGCGTTGGAGCTATGGTGGGACGTTCCTGTGGCAATCGCTTCTGCAAGCGATCGCACAATGAAGTCCGAACCTCAAACTCGCCACTATCCCAGGTTAAGTCAAAATAACGCCGACCTTGCTCCGCGAACTTTCCGACAGATTGCAGCCGTGCCCAAACATCATCCTTTGCGATGCCATTTCGAATCGCATAGCAACAGATCGCGAAGTCGGCTTCAGAACGCGAGCCTTCAGCAGCGATCGAACTGGCGGCGATTAGCTCAGAAAGCTTGTCAGACCGGCCTGCCGATAGCCTACGAACGGAGGGCAAAGGCATTGCCTCAATCTGTTGCTGCCGTTTAGTTGCTTCACAGGATCGTGCGAATTTCTGAAATGCATCAATGGAATACCGGCGTTTGCCATCGCATTCAACCAAATTTGCGTTGGTCGGCTCACGGCCATTGCGTTGGTCCTTTCGATTCAATGTGCCCGGCAAGCGGAGCAATCGGGTAAGGTCGGTTGTGTGGTCGGCGTTGATCGAACTCGCGATCCCCGCGAGTAGGTCTTGAACCTGTAATGCTTTTGAGCTTGTCTTGGTTAAATGATGGCGTCGATCTAGAAAGACGCGATCTTTACCATCAAGGATATATCGCTTCGGCTTTTTACGTCCATCACCACCGATTGACCATTCAGTTTCGACTGGAGGAGGATTGCCAACGTCGTCGATTAGGAAGGGACGATCTAACAGCCAATAGAGATGCACACCATTGCCACTATTGACGATTGCTGTGGGCGTAGGAATTGACTGAGATGTACAACGCTCAATTGCTTGAGCAACATTGCATCCGTCGAGATCTGCCCACAGACATCGAACAACACGAATTTGCCATGCGAGATCAAACCGTCCTTTATTGCCAAATCGTGGACAGACGCCGAAGAACAGATTCGTGCGCTCAGACTCGGAGCTGGTTTCCAGTCGCGCCAACGTTTGTTCCAGGGTCGTCGCCTTAGCTGGACGATAGCATACGTTTCTGTAGTCGACACGGCTGCGTTTTCGTCCGCCTTCGCTCCACGATTCCACGGGGCGAAAGAGAATGAGGTCCGACGGCTCAAACAAGGTCGTCAATAATGAGATCGCTGAATGACTCAAGCTGTACCACCTTCATTTGGTCCCTTCGTAACATCTGCAGGAAGCCGCACTCCCATCGCTTTCAAAACTCGTGAACCGTGGTTAGTCTCACAGAATCTGACCATCGGTTCGGTGTCGTCCGCTAAAGAGGCGAGCTGAGCCCAACTGACGTTTTTCCATTTGCGACAGCGATATGCACGAATTGCGATGCCCGAATCGTCGAAACGAATGACTAAATGAAGTGCTGGCAGATATCGGACAATCGGCCGATTGAAACGGGTGAGTTGCGACATGGCTAAGCGATCTCCAAAGCTGAAGACAGCTCCTGCGAGGCCGCGTCGCCAAGTTGAACTCGGATACTGCCACCGGGTTTCGAGTCATGCTTGATCGATAGCAACCATACGACTTGAGAGTCATCCCAGAAGGCACCGGCATGCTGCAGCGCATCGAGGATCGCCTTCTGCACATTGTCACAATCGCGCCGCCTGTCATCGGGCGGATAGATCTCGATGCGAACCGCAAGCGGTCCCATTAGCGGTTTAACTCCACTCGCGATCGCGATGCGTCGAACCAAATGTCGATACGAGCGAGCGTCCTTGGATAGAACCGGACGCCCTTGGTAATAGCTGAAGTAATGATTGATTGAGGGCGGATACGGCAGCTCGAGCTTAACCATCGCAGTCATCCCTTAACGATTGTTTCGTGTCAAAAGAATGCCAACGACTTGAATCGCGAGCAGCAACAAAACGACAATGAAAAGGAGCCGAAGCATCCATAAGCCGAACAAGAGAACCAGAAACGACATCCGAATCGCCTTATGCCAGTGATTTAAAAGCAGAAAGCCGGGACGGGGCGGACGAGAGGCTTTCACCATCTCATCCGCTTACCCCGCCCCAGCCGCACCCGTACGCTTGAACGCTCAGGTCAGAACGGCGCTCCCTCATCCGAAGCGTCGCCGCCAGAAGCTGCCGCAATTCGAATGCGTCGATTGAAGTAAACGTTGGAGTACTCGCCACGCGTCCGCTTCGTGACTTCCAAGGTCACATCGAGCAATTCTTCAAGTCGCCCACCGAGTTCACTGAACTTGGCAAGCTCCAAACCGAGCGTTTTCAAGTCGCCCTTCACATAAGGCAGCGACGCCTGAGTGATAACCGAGTTCTTAAAGATGCGTCGGCCGGCCTGAGAACCGGATAGCACTTCCAATTCGAACTTGATCATCGGATCGCCCTTCTGACTGCTTTCAAGTCGCACCGTTTCGATGCGAGCTTGGTACTTGCCATCGGGAACCTCGTCGTACTCCGGCGCTTCTGCGGTTTCGAACTCGTCATCGAACGTCGTGAGGTCAACCGACTGATTGGTTGGTTCGTATTCGTCGTATTCGCTCATTGTTTAACGGCCTTTCCAGCTGGGGTGCTGCCCGGAGTGGACGACGACGCGGCAGAGCCTTTGCCGGGCGCGGGGCTCTGTGCGTTTTGTTTGGTATCGTTGGTGACGAACGCGGCATGAAACGAGGCGTAGTCCAATGGCAGCACATCGGGCAAACGCCCTGTGCGATCGCCGGCTTCGTAGGTCGGGTGTGGCTTCGTTCGCAGCACGCGTTCGACGACGATGTTGCCGGCCGGATCCTTGCGAGTGATCGAATCGCCGTACAAAATGATGTCGACCAGACCTAAAACCACATTCCGAGCGCGATCCGGCAAACTCGGGGTGGTCTTGGTGTATTCGCCGGTCCGTGTTTCGATCGTTTTGTCGACCGCGTGGGAAATGAGGATCAGGCCATATGGCAAACTGGCGAGGCGTGTCAGCACACGATGCCATTCGTTCTTAACCAGTGCCCAGCCCTTGCCGTGGCCCATATCGCCTTCGTACTCAATACCGTGTTTTGCACAAACGTGGTCCGAGCACATCTTGAAGGCGTTGTCGACCGTATCGATCACGATCGTCTTAAAGTTGTGATCCCCCTTGGCGATCAGCTTGCAAGCTTCCAAGAATGCCTCCCACGAGTAGGTTGGCACCTTGAACACTTCCAAGTGGTTGAGGCCCGGTTCGCATTCAAGAAAGATCGCTGAGGGAAATTTCGAAGCCATCGTGCTTTTCCCAAGCTTTGGAGCCGAGTAGAGCAAGATTGTCTGATTGCCGAGTTCGGTCACAGGTTTGCAGGCTTCAGTTGGTAATATCACAGTCATCGGGTGCTATTCCTTTCAAAAAACGGGGATGTCAGAATCGATTGAATTGAGCTCTTCGTGCGGTGGCGTGATCTCATACAGGTTGTCAGCCACATTGGGGCTGAACCCCGATTGGCAGTAGGCCAAGTACTCGCATGGCCGTTGGTATGAGAAACAGTTCGACGTGTTGAGCAGCCATTTGCCGCGCCGGCGAGCGTCGAGATATTGCTGGGTGATTTCCCAGACCTCGTCCTGCAACATGGCGAGACGATCCTCGGAGAGATAAATGAACTCACGATGGAACGCTTCGGGGCGCGAATACCATTCGGTCAGCCGAGCTTGAAACTCGGTGTCCGTCTCGGGCATCTGGCGTTTGGCAGTCGATTTGCCGCTTTTGTTCTTGGCGGCCAGCTCAGCGTGGCGGACTTCGTATTCTTGCTGCGTTTCGCCTCGGCTTTGCTTCAACCGGCTCTTGAGCAGCACGTTGTAAATCACGCCAACAATCGGGTAGCCGAGTTCACGTAAGTAGTAGCAATACAAGGCGATTTGCGTGTCGGTCCACAATTTGTCGAGATAATTGGCGTCGACGGTGGACGCAGTCTTGTGCTCGAGCAAATACAAACCGTCGTGGCAACGGACGATGCCATCGACCTTGCCAGCGATACGAAACGTTTGACTTTGCCGACCGGTGTCCGGATTGCGGATCTCGCCGACGAATTCCTTTTCGACTTCAACAATGTCGAAATCTTCCGTTGCGTAGCGCTCGGCGTAGCCACGCATCATCGCGGTTGCCAAATGCCATTGTGACAATTGGTTCGCATCCACAACGCGATTTTCAAACGCATCGTCGATGTAGGCCAGAACATCCCGCAACCGTGACTGGGGATCCAGCGATCGATACCAAAGCTCGATGGCGGTATGGATCACGCTTCCAAACGACAAGGCTTCGACACGCTCCCGCGGCCGCAGGTTATCGAGATAGCGATTCTTGTATTTCCGAGGGCAATTGCGAAACGTGTTGAGCGCTGAATAGGTCAGCAGCGTTTTGTCGGTTGCTTCAGTGGGTGTGATGGTTTGTGACATGGGTGCGAATTGTTTTGTGTGATTTTGGGTGGTGGACTAGAAAAAGCTCATCTCATAGGAATCAGGCTCGTCGATCAGATTGCCGTTGTGGCGTTTGGCGCCACGCTCGCGTGCCAGCTGCTCTTCGCTGACTCGCATCGAGGCGTTGATCTGCGAGCACTTCTTACAGATGCGATTTGCGGCGTTTTTCGAGGGAAACGTTACGCTGCACTTCAGGCACTTCCGGTCGCCGGGTTCATGGGGTAGCAGTCGCGTTGACATCTTCAGCGGGTCTTTCAACGAGTGAATTGAGCGGGGAATTAGGTACTTACCGGTGTCAAACCGTGGCGATCTGTTCGACTTCGAAGTTGCCTTCGCGGTCGCTGGTCACCAGGTAGTGCTGGTGCGAGATGTTGGCGACGAAGCGGCTCTCACGCGGTAGGGCCTGCCGGATCGTTTGACAGGATTCGTTGAACTCTTTGCTGGCGGCTTCGAAACGTTCGACCGACCGGAGGTAGCGCTGCAAAGCGAGTGAAACGGTGACGCGTTGTTCGATGTCCATGGTGGGTGCGCTCAT